GCGTCTGCCCTGAGACGGTCCACGTCACGGTACGCTCGACAGAGGTGGACGTGACTGTCTTGAACACGTCGTGGGACATATTCGACGCGTCGTTGAACACGCCGTTAAGGGTGAAGGTGCAGTCGGCCCGGAGAAGTAGCCGCTCCATGGCGGACTTGTCGACCCCGGTCACGTCCTGCTCTCCCCGCGGGGTGGCCACGGTGAAGTTGGTGATGTCGTTGCGAATGTCGCGGGCCGACCCGCCCGCGTCGTCCACTGAGAGGGCCGATATTCCGAGCCCTGTTTCCTTGGCCATTTTGGCCCTCCTTTAGAAGGTGGTTTCTACTTCATTGCGAACGACTACCACAGCGAACGTGCATTCTGAGAACGTCCCCGTGGTGTTGATTCGCAAATACTGTTCGACGGTGAGGTCGTTGGCGGTGGCGATCCGTTCGGACCCTACGCCAGTCGCCGCGGTGAACACGCCGCCGGTCACGTTGGCGAACGCGTCGCCGGACCCGTCGTCCGATGACTCCTGGATGGCGACAGTGATCGACGTGCCGGTGAACGAGAACACATGCAGGTATGCCTGGAGTCCATAGCTAGATGAAGCTCCGAAGTCGACACTAGAACCGGCAGTGGCGCTCGTGTGCTGGATGGAACCCGCTGTGAGCTGGGTACCCCACTCCAGGCCGTAGCCGGCTCCGAGCGTCTGAGCGTCGATGGTGAGCGATCCGTCCTGGCCCCTGGTGGGGTCGTAGTTGATCTGCTTGGCCATGAGGCACGCTGCCGGGTTGCCCAGGGTGGTGCCTCTCATGTAGGACACGAGACGGTCGGCGGTCGGCAGCGTCGAGAGGACGGGGTGTGCTTGTCCGGTGGCGTCGTTGAAAAACGACATGAACGTGATACCGCCGTCTCGCTTGCCTAGCCGCCGCTCCCAGCCGGACTTGTCGATCCCGGTGACGTCGAGGAAGTCGGCGGAGCCACCCACGCGGGAGAGCGACCCTACATCGCCGGATAGGTCATATCCAGAGACGTAGAGATTGTCGCCTAGTCCTGTTTGCTTGGCCATGGCCTACACTCCGAAATGCTTGTGGTCTGCGAGCTTCCCGCACTGACGACACAGACCCGAAACGTCCTCGTAGGAACGGGCAGTCTCGCCCGGTACCTCTTCGGGGACCGGCCCCGGGTCGGCGTCGAGCAGCGACTCCAGCTCATACTTTCGGGCGTCTGCCGGGTACTCGATACCTGCGTCGTCTAGTTGCGTTTTGAGCTGTTTCACTGTTGCCATAGCCTTGCTCCTTAGGGGGATTGCGTCCACGCGTCGCTGATAATCACCGGCACCGTGAGATCCATCACGCGGAACAGAGTCCCATCGATCTCGACATAGGCGAACTGGCCTTCGAGGGCGATACCGGACTGGCCGAACAGGTCGACGTTACGAACCGCTCCGCCTAGCTCGAAGTCGCCATGTAGATCCTCGAGGATGGTGTCTGCGGCAGTCATCACCCTGGGGTCGATGGCTCCTTGCGGTTCGGCAAGCATGTTGGAATATATGCGGACCATGTAGACCACCACGGCAGTAGTCGCGGTGAGGCCGGATCCTTGGGGGTGCGGGATGATCCGCTCTGCCCATATCGCGGCGGTTAGGTCCTCCTTCGGTGCTGTCTTTGGTTCGTGCGTGTTGACCATGCGGAACAGCCCCGAGGCCAGAAGATGGGACTCCAGGGCGGTAACAGTCGCGGCGGTGTTCAGGCTCATGATCCGAGGTCCTCCGCTAGCCGCTTCGTCTTGGGAATCAGTAGGGCGGGTGCCTTGCGCTCGATCTCCTGACGTACCTTCCGGAACGTCGAATACCCGCGGAAGCTGGTCACCGGATAGTTGCGGGACCCGAGACCTTCGAGCCATGGTCCGTAGATGAGGCCGGAATCTGACACCTGGGCTAGGCCGCCTATCGCGGCGGTGATCCTGATACTCCTGGCCCATCTGCCGGTTGGGGTGGAGTGTTCATACCGGAACGACGACTGGCCCTGGAACTTAATAGCCCGCCTGGCGTCCTCCGCCAGCGACCTAGACATCACGTCGATGTGATAGTCGAGGGTGAGGTCTGGCTGAGTGAACAGCTTGCCCTTCGTCTCTACGGCGATGCCGGACATTAGGCCGTCCCCATCCGTACGCGGCGGTACTGGCCACCTACCGACTTGCGGAGGTCGGCCAGGGCCGGGCCGCGTGCCTCTCTCTGATTGTCACCAGAGCCCACCACACGCGCATAGCCGCCCGCTTCCTGTGCCACCTGGTTCAGTACCTCAGCGAGGCACCAGTCCCGGATCTCGGGCGGAGGGACGTTACGCGTGATGGTGTCGCTCGTGTTGTGAGTGTCGGCAGTCGAGCCGGCGGCCCCTCTGTCGATGTGAAGTCGACGGTACGCGTACACGTCCGCTGCGGTTGAGTGCGCCGCGAGGGTGGAGCCACGGTGGGCACGCTGTACCGTCAGATCGTTTCCGGTGACGTCCTCGATGAGCATACGCTCGGCGTCGACGAGGATCTCTTCGCCCGCAGTGAATCCCGACCCGTCTGTTACTGTCACAGTGACGTTATCTGTCTGGGCCTGTAATGCGCCGTCCAGGTCCTCGGTCGTGTCGATTGGGGTCTTGTCCGTCACAATCATCCGCTCCGAGTTGATCGTGATGAGGTCACCCACACCTATCGCTGCGGAGTTGGAGCAGTCGCAAGTAGCCGCGGTGGTGGAGGCGATATCGCCGGTGATCGTCCCGGCCGCCTCGGTGTCTGCCGACCAGCCCCACACGCCGGTAATGACCAGGTCGAGAGATGGCGGGCCGGACACGATGAGCCTGTTATACGGGGGGCCACCCTTGGGGAGCGCGGTGTAGTCGCTAGTCGCGGTGCCACCTACGGTCACAGTCGTTACAGACCTGAGGTCCCGTTCGAGGTGGAGGCCGTACCCGTCGTACATGGAGGTGATGCGCTGCGGGTCGTCGTAGGTGACCGCGGCGGTCTTGGGGTAGAAGTGGCGGTGAGTGCGCCGCTCAATGTATCGAGACCGGCTGAAGATGGCTCGGTCGATCTTGCTGGCCATGGACGAACCGAAACCGCCCACATCTAGGACGGTCTCTCTGGTGACATACGCTGGTGCGGTCACTGCCTATCTCCTTGCTTTCCAAGAGCGGCTATGGGCCGACCATACCACGCCGATCGGTCGACTAATAGCCTCCCCACGTTCTAGTTTCTCCGGCAGGTACTGGCATGGGGAGGTGTTGGGGCTCTGACTGCCAGTCGCCGCGGGGGCAGTGGTAGACGCCCTGCTTGAGGTGGAGTGGCTCTCCACACTGCGGGCACGCCACCGGTTCCCGCCTGGGGAGCGGCTTCATCATCTCTTTGTAGCGGGACATGGGCCACGTCAGTGGGCGGGCGGGGACCCTGGGGGCCGGGGCCGGCATCCGGGAGCGGCAGGCAATGACGGAGGCTGAGACGATGACGGCATGGCGGGCGTCGATGGTCGGCTGCGGCAGCGAGGCGATACCCGCAATGGTGGGGGCGTGCGGTTTGGCCCCTACCTTGATCGTCGGTTGCGGCAGCGAAGCAGATGCGGCAATCACGGATGGGAACGCAGAGAGTGATGTGTCTGGCTCTGCGGCAGGTACCGTCGCCGTCGCGGCGATAGTGGCCGGGGTGACGACTACGCCAGCGACGATCCCGGATACGGCAGGTACGGCAGCGGTCGCGGCGATAGTGGTGGGGGCCGCGGTGGCGGACGTCCCGGCGCTGATCGATACGGCAGGCAGCGTCGCTGTAGCGGCTATGGCGGTGGCGGTGACTAGCCCTGCTCCAGCGGGTGATGGTGCCGGGACCGTCGCTGTCGCGGTGATGACTGGTGGGGTGGCTACTGCCGACCCTTGGAGGGAGGGGGTGGGTACGGTCGCCGCCACGGAGATGACGGGAGGAGGAGCGACCGCCCCACCCACAACTGAAGCCGACGGCACCGTCGCCGTCGCGGCTATAACTGGTGGCTGTGCGCCAACCTGACCAGAGATGGTCGGCTGCGGAACCGTTGCGGCACAGGCAATAACAGAGGCTGTGATAGATGCCCCGGCAGCGATACCGGGTTGCGGCATCGTAGCGGTCGCGGCAATGGTGGTGGGGGTGGCGGTCGCGGCGGCCTCAACAACGACGGCAGGCTGCGGCACCGTCGTCGCGGTGGCAATGACTGGAGGCTCAGCAGATGCGGCCCCGCTGACAGACGCGGCAGGGACAGACGCTGTGCAGGCAATGACAGAAGGAGTCGCGGTAGCAGACGTCCCGCCGAGCCCGTCCCAGTCACCGTTAGTGGCCCAGTCACCACCAGAGGACCAGTCACCGTCTACGCCACCGATGGTCGACCAGTCAGTCGTATTCGACCAATCTGCCCCGCTGGACCAGTCAGCCATAGTGGTTTACCCCCTCTAGGCGGCCTCGTAGGTGATCTGAAATCCAATCACGTCGCTAGTCGTCCAGGTCCCGGGCGCTGTTGCCGATATTGCACCGATCACTGTGTCGGACCCTGACACGGTGTGCGTGAGTAGCCCAGCGGTCGAGGCCGAGGGCGACCTCACTACGCCAACGTATTGCGTGCCGGCAGCCTTCAGATACGCAGGTCCCCAAAGCATTGTGTTGGTGCCATAGCTGGCCGAGCGATTGACGGGAAGGGACACGGTGGGGCCGCTACCAACCGCGGACGTGGATCCCAGGGTGAACAGGAAGTACGCGGTAACGGTGCCGTTGATGTTGGTGTAGCGGGCTACGACGGTGCCGTTACCGATGGTGAGGTTTGTGTAGGACGGCGTCCAGGTTGTCCAGTCGGTGGAGGCGTCGGCAAACACATCGGCTCTGTCCAGTACCGAGGTAAGGGCGGTGCGGACATCTCCGGGCGTGTTATCCCCGGAGTCTGCAATTGCGGCGATGTCAGTTTCGGCGGTCATTGGTCCCTCCGTTCACCCATTAGACGATCCGCTGTATCGTCATGTACGAGCGGGTGTGCGGGTTAGAAGCGTGACCTCTTGCCGTGGCCGACGTACCGTCTGTGTATGCGTACAGCTCAACGTAGTCGCTTGCTGACAGCGATATCACCGCAGATATAGACGCCGACCCGTAAGCCTCGATATAGCTGGCTACGTTACGTTCCATACGAGACTCTGACCCGTTGA